GTTGTGTGCGATGGTGATTTCGCGCACCGAAGCTGTCCTCGCTCCTGGCGTGAACTGGAACAGCCGACCGCCGATGGATGCGATGATTGAACCGATGCCGGAATCACTTCGATAGTACGCCGACCCTTGGAATCTTGAGTTTTGTTGACGAGATTGCAAAACACCATCGCCTCCCCAATCGAGGACAAGTTTTCGATTTGGTGCTCTGGGTGAAGCATATCCCCCTCGTACTGTTGCATTGGTCAGATACGCTGCTTGAGTGCGCTGAAGCTGGCTGGGGAGAACCCCAGAATTCATTCCATCAATCAGTGGCCCAATGCTGTCGTAAAGGTAATGTAATTTATCGGCCAATCCAGTTACTTATGCGCTGTTTGAAGGGCGCTGTAAAGGCTGCTTCTGGTGGCCATCCCGTGCGCAATCTTTTCTCAACGACTTTTACTTTGATCTGAAAATGCGCAGCCAGATCAGTCATGCAACCTCTCACTCCTTGAATCTCAAAGAATCGCGTGTCCCGTTTGTTTCGATTTGATTCGGCCATCGTCGCCCACCGCACATTCAACGGCCACCCATTTTTCAGGCATTCCTCGCATTTTCCACAACTGTAGTTCCCATCGTTATTCGGCCAACGGTCGATTACCTTCTTTTCGGGACGATCACCCAGCACAGAAAAAAATCCGTCGAAACCTCTTAATCCATTGCAAACTTTTATTCCTCGACCTCCCCAATCTTTAAACTGGATGTGCTTTTCATTCGTGCATCTCTGAATCATTTTTTGCCAACTTCGGTGGGAAGGCGTTCCAGCTTGGCCGTGTTTAGTAATCCGCTCTAGGAAAAAACATCCACACGAATGCGTTTTCTCTCCGGTCAAATTGCAGTTGAACACCAAAACAAGATCGGGATTACCACATCGGCATTTGCACCAACTCTGCCTATATTTCCTGCCGTCAGAACCTACGTGTGTTGGCGCGTCCGAGATGACTTCGAGCCTTGTAAAAACCTGACCGACGAGTGATTTTCGTTTTGGCATAGCATTGGATCATTCAATGTTTACTGCAAGTGACGGGCATCGGGGACAACCGATGCCTGTTGCGATTCTCTCAAATTACCGTTAAGCGTGCAAGTACGTTGCGATGATGTCCGCTTCGATGATTTGCACAGAACCGGCGCCAGGGTCAGTGTCAATGGCCACTTGCATTTGCAAAACGTCGTTCACATTTGCCGTCACATATTGCACAGGGGGGAAAACAACATCCAAGGCGGTGTAAGTCAGAGCAGCCCCAGAGAGCGGCGTCTTGAATGCGGTCGCAGAGTTCGCAACATCCCCAGCAGTATTATTGGTGCGACGGTTTTTGAAACTGACTGTTCTCACGGCCGCGAAGGTCGCAGCGTTGTAATCCACGCGAGCGCGGGCCTGCAAAAGCCAAGTCCCAGCGGTCGTGAGCGTGATTTCCTGCGTGCCGCTTGTTCCGAACACCACGGCGGCGAAGCTCGCGCCAGTGATCGTGTGCGCTGTGCCAGAGCCGTATTTTGCAATGGCGTCCACCGCGAGAAGACTTGGCGCAGCGGGCTGCCACCCCGAAGGTGTGACGATGCTTCCAGCAGAGATGGTGTTGCCTGCATTGACGTTTGCCTCCCACGCGGGATAAACGACGCTGACATGCGTTGAGTCAACAATCGCATCAACGAGGAAGAATAATCCATCGGTCATGAACAGCGGCTCGCCAACTGCCATCCAGCTCGTGTTCTCGACTTCGACGGTGACTGGCGTTGTGCCATCAGCAGGCGGAATGATGAAATCGTCGGTCGTGAAAGTGAAGGCACTGACGCCATTGGTTCCTGGTGCGCCTGGGTCGCCGTCCAAACCTGGGGTGCCAGGAATGTTGACGACTTCGGGTTCGTTGTTGCACGGGACGCAGCAGGATTCGAGCGATAACATAAAAGCCTTTTGTTAAGGTTGTCTCAGATTGCGCCTTCCAGTAACGTCCGTCAATGGCTTCCGCTGCATTTGAGAAATACGACCTCGACTGGCCCGCTGGCACAACGGCGCTGGAAATCGAACAATATATGATCTGGCAGGGAACGAATCTGTTCACTCACTTCCGAGCCTTGCACTCAATAATCTGGCCAGATGATGAGCACAACAAGTGGAGCGATCTTGCTCTGAAAGAATTCACGGACTGCATGGAGTTCCGAAAGCGCGGCATGGTCGGGTTGCTCGGACCTGGCAGCAGCGGCAAGACATATTACGCGAGCAAATTCGTGCTATCGCATTACTTCGTTTACCCAGAAGAAACGACGATCCTGCTGACGACGACCACGGTGCAGAAGTTGGACCTCGGCATTCTCGGAGAAGTGAAGAAGCTGCACAAACAAGCCAAGGCACGATGGGAAGAACTGCCGGGTGTGGCGCTGGATTACAAACGCTGCATCATCACCGACAGGAGCGAAGACGGCGAAACTCGGGATTTCAGGAACGGCATCATCGGCATCGCGTGCTATAAGGGCGAACACTGGGTCGGTATCGGCCCTTTCGTCGGGATCAAGAACAAGTGGGTATTCCTCGTCGCCGACGAATGCAGCCTCATGGACATCTCGTATCTTCGCGCCACGTCCAACCTGGACAAGAACGAGCGGTTTTTCTTCATCCCGATTGCAAATCCTGTGAACGGTGAGCATTCGCCAATGGGCCAGTCATGCGAGCCTGAGCTTGGTTGGGGTAGCGTGCGCGACATCGCCAAGACGACGATTTGGGAAACCAAGTACGCCAAGGGCAAGTGCATCAATTTCGTCGGCACCGATTCGCCGAATTTCGATGGCAATGGCAAGCATTACCCGTTTCTGATCGACCAAGAGCGCATTGATTCGACGCTCCGTTTCTATGGTCCGCATAGCGAAGAATTTTGCGCGATGTGTTTGGGTGTTATGCGCCCCGGCGAGGACTCGCAGCGCGTGCTGACCAAACAGCTTTGCATGATCCACAAGGCTTTCGAGAAAGCGACGTGGAAAGGCGTGAAACGCACCAAGATTTATTCGATAGATGCGGCGTATGGCGGGGACCGCTGCGTCGGGGGCTGGATCGAATTCGGCGAAGACCCAGACGGACATCAAATCGTGCGCGTGGAGAAGCCGCACGTCATCAAGATCGGTATGAAGCGCGGCGCGGAGCCGGAGGATGAAATTGCGGAGCATGTGCGCGATGATTGTCTGCGCGAAGCTATTCCGGTCGAGAACATCTTCTACGATTCAACCGGACGCGGCACCTTGGGCGCAGCTTTTGCCCGCGTGTTCGGAAATGTCATACCCGTTCCCTGTGAATTTGGAGGACGACCATCAACGAGGCCGGTACGTCTGGACCTTTACATCGTGGACGCGACGAATCAGCGCAGATTGAAGCGTTGCGACGAGGAATATCAAAAGCGCGTGAGCGAATTCTGGTTTGCGGTGCGTTGGCTGGTTGAAAGCGAGCAGTTGCGTGAATTGCCAGAATCGGTCGCCAACGAGTTTTACATGCGTGAATGGGGATACGTCGGCAACAACAAACGCGACGTGGAGCCGAAGGAGAAAACCAAGCAACGCCTCGGGCGCTCGCCTGACGAAGCCGATTGGCTGGCGACGGCGGTGGAAGGCGCTCGCCAGCGCGGGTTGCAAATCCAAAAACTCGGCGCGGACAAGTTCACCGAAGGCGGCGGCAAATCCTGGCTCGCGGACCTGAACGCCAAGCATTACGCGCTGATTCAGTCCATGCGTCTCAAGACTGCGGCTTGACCTTTGGACGCAACGGGGCGATAAGGCGTCCGTATGCCGCTGCGAACAATGACCACAATTCCACCGGGCGGGTGGATATTTGAACAGACCGTCGATGGCAAACCGACAAAGAAATTCAAGTCGATGGGTCTCGTGTGGGAACTCGCAAGAAACATCGCTGATTTCCGGGCCGGCAACGGGCTTCCAAGAGCTACGCCCAAAGAAGCACTTCACGACATCGAGGAAGCCACCTGCGTTCGACTGCACAATGACCCAGCGTGGTGTATAAAAAAAAAGACCAGCACAGTGCGACCAGCACTCGACCACCGGTCAAAAAATGCAAATCTTGTGGACGGCGCTAAAACGCTCGTCGAATGGTTGGGTTCGGGAGCAGAATCGGTGGACATTCCAATCGCTCAAGCTCGCGCCAACGTCTGTTTGAAGTGCGACCGCAATAAAGATGGTCACAGTTTGCTAAAACTCACCGGATCACTCGTCCGTACCATCGCGGAGCAAATGCAAGTGAAATCAGAAAAACGACTTCGCGTTGAAGGCGAGGAAAAACTTCACGTT